GAAAGAAAAGCTTTACCACCTTCACCTCAGAAGAAATCTATTGCAGGAGGTAGTAGTTCCATTGTGAAGAGAACATCTAGTTCCCTTGCTAGGAGTGCCTAATGCCAACTAGAAAGGACGTTAAAGATAAAGTAGCTCTATCCAGACAAATTAAGGATAGAAATTTTCTACAGCCTATTGGATTTAATTTCCAAATAGTAAAATCACCTAAGGTTTCTTTCTTTGGAAATGCTGTTAGTATTCCCGGAATAGAATTAGGAGTTACAGAACAACCAACTTATACACGTAAAATCCCTTTACCAGGGGATATGATGGAATTCCAGGATTTGACTTTAAGATTTCTTGTAGATGAAAATCTAGAAAACTATATTGAAGTTCAAAATTGGATGAGGGGAATGGGTTTTCCAGAAAGTTTGGAAGAGGCTTATAGATTCCAAGATAAGAATTTGGAGATACAGACTCCAGACAGAAATAGTCAAATGGCTTTATATTCTGATGGAACTCTAACAGTTTTAAGTAATATTAATATTCCTAAATTTAAAGTAACCTTCAGAGATATGTTTCCTTATAGTCTTTCTACTATTGAGTTTGATGCTGCAGTATCAGATTTAGAATACGTGACAGCTGAGGTCACTTTCAAGTATAGTCTATACATTATAGAGGCAATAGGAACTGGTCACTGTCCATAATATATGAGTAATTTATGATTGATTTGAATGAAATACAGAGTATGTGGGAAAAGGATTCAAAGATAGATAGAGATAATCTGCACGAAGAATCATTAAATATCCCGATACTTCATGCTAAGTATCATGACTTATATAACAATCTTATCCTTTTGAGGAAGAAGGCTGAACAACAGCGTAAGAATGTTAGGCATGAAAGATATGAATATTTTTCTGGGAAATCAGATCCAGAAGTATATGCAGAAAATCCTTTTCCAAAGAAGATAAGGGATAAAGATACTATGCAAAAATATATGGATGCAGATGATAAACTTTCTAATGTATCATTAAAAATTGATTATTATGATACAATGTTAGTGTATATAGAAAGTATTCTTAAGCAGATAACTAATAGAACCTATCAAATTAAAAATGCTATTGAATTTATGAGATTTAGTTCTGGGTTGGGATAATGGATATAGAACTTTATATGATGAAAAATATTTTTTCCAATGAGATAAGAACCAAAATTATAGAGGATTGCCAATCATTTTTATATACAGAAAATCAGTTACAACAAATATTACACAATAAAAATTCTTATCCAGGAAAACAGACTCTACCTAACTTACATACCAAATTACAATTTAAGCCTATAGTTGATCATTTAGTAGATCAAGTTAGAAAGAAATCTAATCTTAATTTAGAAATTGATGGATCATGGATAAATTGGACTAATGGAAAAAAGAAAGATATATCTTGGCATTGTCATTCTGCAGATTATAGTTTAGTTTATTATATAAAAACTTTTCCATTTTTTAGTAATGGAACTTTATTTAAAAATCAATTTATAAAAGCCCCTCAAAATAGTCTATTAGTTTTTCCTAGTCATTTAGAACATACAGCTCCCTCTTCTCCTCTTCCTTTTGATAGGTACACCTTAACTATGGATTTAAATATAAAATGAAAATACAACCACAATTTCCTCCTAATATAGGATGGATTCATGCTAAATTAGATAAAAATCATATTGATTTTCTTTGGAAGAGAATTAAAGAATCTAAGAAGAATAATTTTAAACATACCTTAGCTGGTAATATTTCTGAAAGTTTTGAAATAGAGGACACTAACAATTATTTCTTAAAGGAAGTACTTTCCAAATTAGTAATACAATATCGTCAAAGTTTTGATAAAGATCCTATTAGAAATCAGAATTTAAATGACAATTCATTAAAACTCCATGGGTTCTGGGCCAACTATCAATATAAACATGAATTTAATCCATACCATCATCATGGAGGAGTTTATTCTTTTGCTATTTGGTTGAAAATTCCATATCATTGGAAAGAACAAAATCAATTACCATTTTTGGATGGAATGAAAGATACAGAAAAGAAAGCTTCTATTTTTGAGTTTGAATATACAGATAGTTTAGGTGGAATTCGTAATTATGGATATAGGTTAGATCCTTCAAGAGAAGGAGAAATGTTATTTTTTCCAGCAGCTTTACAACATACAGTATACCCATTTTATAATACTGAGGAACCTCGTATATCAGTAGCAGGTAATTTATGGTTTTCTCATGAGGAATAAATACCTGTAGATTTATGGATATTGGTGACGGACCTTGTTATAGAAAAGGTAAACGAAGTATATCTAAAAATTAAAACAGAACCTCATATTGAATATGAGTTAAGAGATAGATTTACTTTTGAAGTACCCAATAGAAAATTTATGCCTCAGTACAGGAATAAGTACTGGGATGGATTCGTTCATTTATATAATCTTAAGACCAAAAGAATCTATGTTGGTCTTTTAGATAAGATTGTTGCGTTTTGTGAGAATCATGGATATACTTATCAATTTGAAGATAATAAGTTTTATGGTTTACCTTTTGAAATAAATCAAGAGATATCCAAAGAAGGAGTTAAAGAGTATATAAAATCTATCACTAAACTTAAAGCCAGAGATTATCAGATTGATGCTGTTTATGATGCATTAAGATATAATAGAAAACTTCTTATTTCTCCTACTGCTTCTGGTAAATCTCTGATGATTTATGCCTTAGTGAGATATTTTGTAGCTAAGCAACAAAAGATTTTATTAGTAGTTCCTACCACTTCATTGGTGGAACAGATGTATAAAGACTTTGAGGATTATGGATGGGACCCAAAAAATCATTGTCATAGGATTTATCAGGGTAGAGAACGAACAAATGTTAATGAAGTTACCATTACTACTTGGCAGTCAGTATATAATTTAGATAGAAGTTTCTTTGAAGATTATGATGTCATTATTGGAGATGAAGCCCATCTTTTCAAGAGTAAGTCTCTTGTCAATATTATGGACAAGTTACATCATGCTAAGTACAGGTATGGATTTACCGGCACTCTGGATGGCACACAAACTCATAAATGGGTACTAGAAGGATTATTTGGACCATCTTATAAAGTTACCTCATCTAAAACTTTAATTGATCAGGGTCACCTTTCTCAATTAGATATCCAATGTATAGTATTAAAATATAAACCTCAAAAGTTTGAAACTTATGAAGATGAAATACAGTTTTTAATTGGACATCCCAAAAGGAATAATTTTATTAAAAACTTAGCAATAGATTTAAAAGGTAATACTCTTATATTGTATAGTAGAGTAGAAGCTCATGGTGCTATATTGTATGATATCATAAATAATTCTGTAGATGAAACTCGAAAAGTCTTCTTTGTCCATGGTGGTGTGGATGCAGAAGAACGAGAATTAGTTAGGGAAATCACGGAAAAAGAATCAAATGCAATCATTGTCGCGTCTTATGGGACTTTCTCTACTGGCATTAACATTAAGCGGTTGCACAACGTTATTTTCGCCAGCCCCTCCAAGTCCAGAATTAGAAATCTCCAATCCATTGGTAGAGTCCTCAGAAAAGGATCTGATAAAGTAAAGGCAAAACTTTATGATATTGCAGACGATTTGACAATTGGTTCACGAAAGAATTATACTTTAAATCATTTCATTGAAAGAATAAAAATCTATGTCAAAGAAGAGTTTAATTATGAAATTATATCAATTAATGTAAAGGAATAAAGCAGGAGGACAAAATTTTGATAGAAGATGATTTTTTTGCAACAATTAAATTTAAATCTGGTGAAGAGATATTTGCCAAAATAGCAGCGTCTGAAGAAACAGATAGAACAATGTTATTAGTATCTCATCCTATAACAGTAGAAGAAGTTAAGATGAGAGGAAAAGCTTTCGGTTATAAATTTGAACCTTGGTTAAAAACTTCTAGAGAAGATATGTTTATTATTGATTTAGATAACGTTCTTACTATATCTGAATCAACTGATGTAGAAATGATTTGTTATTATGAAGATTTCATTAAAAAATCAACTAAAAATACTCATACTAAATTAGATAGAAATATGGGCCATTTAGGAAGTGTAAATGATGCTAAAATATCTTTAGAAAAATTATTTAAAATTGATCCTGCTTCTAAAGAATAGCGAACCTATCCTTTCATTGTGGACAAACCTAGTCTACATCTAGTTTGGGTACTTGTCAACTTCTTGAAATTCTGATATACTATTAAATATATAAGTAATTATATCGATGAAGAGAGTTAAGAAAAGATCTGAACATTATGTAAATAACAAAGAATTTTTAGGTGCTTTGGAAAATTACTTTGCTGAAATAGAAAGGGCTAAGTTAGAAGGAAAGCCTAAGCCTGTCATTCCCAGATACATTGGTGAGTGTTTTTTAAAGATTGCTAACCATCTATCATATAAGCCAAACTTT